TTTCAGCCGCAGAGGCTTGACCAACAAAAAGCTGTGAAGGATCATCGGCTACACGTACTGTCTGACCAGCGGTTGCATAGTTAAGAGCAACACCACACGAGGCAGCACCAGCAGTTCCTACTACTACTTCTGCCTTGCGGACAGTAGTAGATGATGTACCTGCACTGAATTTAACGATGTCACCCGGATAGATAGTTCCACCTGCACTGTAGATACCTATAGACTTGATGTTTCCATAGGGTCTAAAACCACGTGGTAGATCGACGTTAGCCATAAATTATTCTCCCTTTTAAGAGTTTTTGTCATAGCCTGCGATTACACGGCTAGACCCTCCTAGCTTGCGGGCATCCCCATCAAGCTCTTTTGTTACGGTGTCAGTATACTTCTTTAGACTTGTGTTTTGTGCATCACGCTTAGCTCGCTGCACGTCAGCGGCTTGCTTTGTCTTAACAGCAAGTACCATTGTACCCTGTCGAACCAACCCATCTGGGTCTGCTAGAGAGGCGATTCCTTGTAATCTTGGGTCCTCTGACTCTCTTTTGTAGATAATCCACCCAGCTCTAGAGCGTCCGCCGTTCAATTTAGCCTGTTTAAAGTCAATGAAGCGGTATTCAAGGTTCTTATCTGCTAATTCCTTCTTTAAGATGATGTCGATGTCGTTTTCATCCGTATCGTCATAGATCGGTGCTGAAAACTTTGTTACTCCCTTAGACATAAATTACTCCTTATTTGTATCTGAATGCAGATTCATCTTGATCTGCATTAAATCTTGCGCTGTATTCGTTTAGTTCTGCTAGATTCTTCTTACCTTCGGCACTGTTAGGGTCTACGTTAATACCCATAGCCATAGCGTTTTTCACTACGTTTTGAGTAAGACGGCTCTTTTGAGAGCGAGACTGACTAATAGCTGGATTTCTCCCGGAAGGCATAAGGTAATCTGCTGCAGCCATGTCTTCTACAGGCGCGTTTAAAGGTCTAGCACCTAGAACAGAAGCAGCTTCACGAACAGCTAGTTCGTACTTAGTAGCTTCATCTAGGGTAGGGTTTTCAGCCGTAATGCGCGTATAAGCGTCACGTGCTCTAACTGTCAGAGGGGAATCCTCGTCTTGAATTGCAGGGTAATCAGCAACGAGACGTTGCATTCTTGTTTTCACTTTGTTCTCCACGTCTTGATTAGCCTGAATGTTTTGCTGAACATGATAGGCAGCTTGTTGAGCTGCTTGTTGAGCAATCGACTGAATCATGGCATCGTTTGGATTCACTTGCTGGTACTGAGGTTCCTCATAGACTTCCTCATACACTTCATCAGGTTCTTCGTGTCTAGCACTTTGAGCCTGCATCTGCATTTGCATCCGGTGTAGTTGTGCAGCTTGAGCCTCTTGTTGGGCTCTTAATCTGCGTAGTTCATCACTCATTTAGCACTCCTCTTCATTTTCAGTTTGTGATCTGCTATCTTCTTGTGAAGTGCAGCCATAACCGCTAATGCACCTTCTACCTTCATACGTTCAGCGTATAAAGCCATTGATGCTATTTCTGGATTTTTATCGAGTGTCACTGATAAAACTCCTAGTTTAGTCTTGTTGATAATGTGTTCAATCTCTTCCATCAAAATAGGAAACCCATAATGACTTATAACACCCATTAGAGCTTCTTCTCTGTCTTCTGCATCATCTATCATGCGACCTCTTATAGGTACGAGTAGCATGGCAATTGGCGCATACAAGCTCACATTTCTCCATCTCTACTCTGGCTTGCTCAATACTAGCAGCTAGACTCACGTTCAGTTTCTTTTCTTTCAAATGGTCAAACTGCATTTGCCAAGAGTTGAAGTGGTTCCCACAATCTTTACAAGGGTTAGCCTCTTTGTAGGCAGAAATCCAATCTCTTACCTCTTGTCTATAACGTCTTAGATTAGCATTAATCTTGTCTTTGTTTGCTTCAGCCCACTTTCTCTTAACTTCTTTGCGTTTCTCTGGACAAGTATAAGGCATTATTCCTCCGGGGCTCCGCCGCCAGCCATTTCGCCTATTCCCTCTTGTAACTGGGCTCTAGACTGCTGAAAGTCATTGTAAGGATTCATTAGATTAGGAGCCATGCCCGGCATTGCTCCACCACCTTGACCCATACCATTAGCCATTTGCTGGTTAGCTTGCGCTAGCTGTTTGGCTTGGGCAGCCATAGCCTGTCCCATAGCCTCGTGTTGCTTCATCTGGCTTCTGACTGCGTTCATAGTGCCTTCACCGTACATACGAGGAGCTTCTTCATCCTTTAGTATGCCAACGGCAAGTTCAATAAAACGTTCATGGTCCATGTCGGGAGTAAGAGGTACAGCCTTACCATGTAGTAATCTAGCCATCTCTTCTTCCGCTGTAAGTTGTCTAGTGACTTGCGGAGGACGTTGAATAAATCTGGCATAATCCTTCTTACCTAATGCCTGAAAGTAGTCTTTCAAGGCTTCATACATCCCGCTAGGGCTTATAAGTTGAAGTTGGAGAAACAGCGGGTTCATCATCTGTGCCAGCACTTGCATTGTCTGTTCTAACTGAATCATTCGATTCGAGTTTGCCGATGATGCTTCTAAGAAGAAGTCCACCCGCTGCTGTATCATCATTCTATTGACTCGTCTGAAATACTCACGTCCATCCCTTCCAGTGACTCTAAATTCAGTACCATCGGGAAGACGTTGTTGCAGCATCTGCCAGAGAATACGAAGTACTTGTCTCCATCCTCTTTGCATGCGCTTAATGAATATATCAAGGTTTGCAGAGTTCTCGCTGACCAGCGCGGATACCCCGGTAGCTGTTCTTGCGGCTCCCTGCCTGCCCAGGGTTGCGGTGTTGATGTCGTTAATTGCAGTAAGTCTCTCCACATGTTGCATGAGCACTGCTTCCTCTGTTTGAAAAAATCCACTTCTATCTCCTAGGTTCGGAAAGAACACATGTGATGCAGGGTCATCCACAGGGATTAAGTCACCCGGTTTAATACGTAGTTTTACAGGGTCAAGACCGGTAGCGGCTCGATAGAAGCCGATTGGCATCGCTGCCATGATACCGATATCAACCTTAATGTTATGAATCATGTCTAGTTCGACGCTAATAGGGTGAATAAGTTCCAATAACCCCATCGCATAACCATGACCTTCACGGGGGATAAATTCGATGTTAGCAAAAGGGCGTTTACCTCCACGGTTAACACGATGGGCGTAGGTAGCACGTAAAACCGCTCCCGAATTATTGTCGACCCAAACAATGATGGATTCATTGAGACCATCCATGTTAACATCCATCTCAAGATGCGCCTCAAGAATCTCGTACCTATCCAAATCTTCTCCGACATCCAGTACTTTAATCCCACTATGAATCTCCCTGTCTTGTTTAATACCTTGACCCGGTTTACCTGTCTCTGAATGAGGTCCACCTTTAATCATCAAGTCTACTGACTCTTGATCAAACACGCGGCGCAGAGCCGCTGTTTGTAATTGATCAGCATTTAAGTATTCTCTATGAATCACCATGTCACAGGTCTGGATATCTCTTCCGCCGATGATGGCAATGTCTTCTTTTGCTACAAACTCAATACACGGTCCCTCGAATATCTTCTCGGTTACCGCTTTCTCTCTTTGTCCACGGATGACCGTAGGCTTTTCAACCTCTTCAATGTGTCCTGTTTCTGGGTCAATAATGACTTCATAGGTCGATGGACCACGTTGGTAGAAGTCTTCGACGTCCATGTATCGCGTATACTTACAATCCCAACGGAGTTTAAGTACTCCAGACCCAAAAGCACACCAATTCCATATCCACCTATCAACAACCGCCTCCACTCCATCATTGTAATTAGCCCATTCCTTTAAGGTCCAGTTCATCAGACCGTAAACCATGTCTACGTCATCCTGATAAGCCTCTTGCATAGCCCGGACTGAGAAGGGAGGGTCTACTGCAAATAGTGCTTGGAACATACGAGCATGAAAGGTTTTAAGTACAATCATAGGCATCGGAAGGTGAATATTAGATTCACCCTGATAATCCATGTTGTAATCGTCTATGTACTCATCCCATTGTTGAAGTTTCTCCATTCTTTGCTGGTGAACTTCGATGTTTGCCTTGTGTTGGAGCCAAGCCTTCTGGATTTTTAGCCCTACTTCTAACTCTTGGCACTTTTCTACAAGGTTTTCAACGGTCGAATCCCTCAAAGAGGCTTTAAAGTACTCGTCTAACCGCTTCTCAGAGCCTTCATCAGGCTTCCGAGAGCGAAAAGTAATGTTTGCAGCATCGTTTTGGATAGTACTCATAGTTTTTTCTTCTTTTTAGGTGGTTTAGTGGAGATATTCATGGGGGAGTCACTGCCCGGAGGGGTAAACCCTACGGAAGGACCAGCAAACACCTGCATAATGTCGTTAGCTGCATCTTCGGTGACGTTTCCAACGTCTTTCTTAGGTTTAGACCGTGGTTTAGGCATCTTTCCTACCATTCCTTTGAATGGTTTGACTTTAGGAGCTTTAATGGGTTTAGGTGCTTTCATCTTCGCCATAGTTAATCCTTATACCAGTTCACTTTCTTCTTTTCGTGAGACTCGTACTCTAGAGCCTTACCTTGAACCATTCGTTTCGAAAGTATCTTATCGGCTCCTATCTTTTCCGGTTTTGTTGATAGAGCATATTTAACACACATTAGAAAATCTTGCGCTGTACCCAAAGGTTCTTCCTTTGGTTCCTGTAGGTCAGCCTTCCTGCCTGTATGTTCATCCCACACGTAACTTTCAAAGTTATCGATGGTTTTGACACATGACGCGAAGACATGGAACTTAGAACGGAGCTGTCCATCGAGGTCTGTCTCCAAACGGAGCCAATCTCGCATGTCTTCAATCCACTCGTCATCCCTCTTTTGAGCCCGCGTAGTAGGCTTGATCATAAGTCTAGCACGGTTCATACGAAGGGCTACTTCGTTGAAAATTTCAATGAAACTCTTACGTTCCTCTCCATCTCCGTACATCTTAATAGAACCGAAGTTATCACAGATTCCTACTCTGACGTTGTAGCCTTCGCAGGAGTTAACCAAGAACTCCGCCGCTCTACGACCAGCAAGACTCGTCTCAATTTCACGTACCACCCACAATTCCCCATCCGGGTCAATACCCATGATGACGGCTGTATGATTCTTCCGTAAGTGAGGGTCAATCGCCAGTATACATTTCCAGTTTGAGGGGAAGGGAAAGTCAGGCTCAACGTGATGCTCCCGGGAGAAGTCATTGAATATACGCCCACTGAGAAATTCAAAGGAGCCCTCCAAACGAGTTTTAAGCTCCTTCTCACTATACCGTTTCTTCCATCTGTTGATAGTTTCTGGGTCGAGGTTTGAAAGGTTGGCATAAGTGTTACCAAAAAAGCAGGCAATTTCATCATCTTGTCCAAATTTCCATGGTCTGAATATCTCTCGATACATCCACGGAGCATTACGCCCTAGAGGCGTACCAGCAAACATAATCCACGGTCGCATGTCTTTCTCACGCATACCACGGAGGAGCGCAATGTAAATGAAGCGAGGAGGTGGTTCATCAAAGATAACACACGCGCATTCAATAGATTCCCACTTGTCCTCTGCCATGTCGTGAGTCATGAAATGCCATTCTGACCCATTAGGGAAGACAACGCGTTGCGTGTGGCTTCGTCCATCCTTGTATAATTTAAGTTTGCTGACATCATACCAATTACGCTTGCGGAGTCCCGCAAGGTAAACGGTATCTGCTTTTGAAGAATCATCAAGTACGATAATGACAATATTCGGTAGACGTGCTGTCTCTCGGTGAGGGTGAGTACCAGTGGAAGTCCATATCGCCTCTTGTATACAAGCTGTAGTCTTGCCAACACCGTTCCCGGAAAAGAGAGCACGTATAAATGCTTGGGACCGGTGGACCGCGTCTTGAACAGGGTTTGGGTCATACTTCTTAACCTTCCTTTCATCAGCTATCTTCTGATCAGCGAGCGCCATAAGCTCGGCGAGCTGATCATGCGGAAGAGTAGCTAAATAGTCCTTAGTTATCTTCCGTGTCATCTATAAGAGTCCCTGTAGTGTCTATGACACCGGCATCTTTCAATCGCTGCAGCATCAAAGCTGCTCGCTCTTGAGGGTCCATCTGTGCAATAACGCTTCGTTGTTCTACGCGCTGCACAGCCATACCTTCATGCCTGTCTAGTACATCCTTCATAGCCTTGTAATCACCAAAGACAGCCTTTTGAACCATCTTAGCTTGAATCATAGGTGCGAAGTGTTTTCTTATCCTTTCCGGTGACCAGTTTTCTAAAAGCATCTTCTGTAATTGCGGAAGAATAGACTCGTTAAACTTGTCGAACTCCGCTAACGCATCTAGACTACGTGCCATCTTCTTTTGTTGGTCCGGTCTTGTAGAATTTCTTCTAGAAGTAGCCTTCCGACCCTTATTGCTTGACATTTGCCTCCTCGGAAAAAGAGCCGCCCACCCGCGAACCTGATGAGCGGGAAAGAAAGTATGAAACATCTTCCTTAAATCTATAGCTGGAGAATTTGGGGGAATGCAAAGCCAGTTCGTAGATCACTGCGTTCGCCCCCCTGCGCTGACACCCATCGAAGGAGAAGGGCTTGGACGCGCCGCCTCTTTTAAGGCAAGCGTTCATATGTAATAGGGATTTATTAAATGCTTTACATGCTAACGCATATGTTAAATGTATATAATTATTATATATATACTTGTTATCTATATAATTGTTAGACGATGTACTCATACACATACCTCATACCTATGGCAAGTGTATAGTACACACCACTATATTGAGTGAGTGTGTACACTAAATGCCAGAGATAACCGTGTTAGTCGGGTAGTGGTTACACTCGCCTACATGGCTCCCTCCACCCCTGAAAGCATTGTGATAATCAAGAGATAGATACATTGTTGTGGCAATAAATACCTCATCATTGTTAGATGATGTTAGGTATGGTGAAATGGCATGTTATTCATAGAGGTTATATATCCTTCCCTCCACCCACACCTTAAACTAATAACCTTTGTATAACCATAATATTGAATGTTATGCCATTTTATACTTGAAGCACATTGGTGAAGGTATTATAATATAAGAAAGAAAAGCCATAAGGAGGCTTTATGAAAGTGGTAAATAATTTATTTTTAGAGCACATTAGATGGACAGGTATTGTAATCGGCTTAGCTAACGCAGCCTATTACGTATCATAAGGAGATTGTATGAAAGACTTAACACAATATTCAGAACAAGAGTTAACACTATTAGTAATGAATGATGAACAATTATATAAGCAAGCAATGCAAGTTAAAAGTCTTATTCAAGAAGATGACTTTATTGATGAGCTTAAAGAACAGTTCATATTTACAGACGAACAAGAACAAGAGCTTAGACAAGATTTAAGGGATGGGGAGTCAGTATTATGAAGCAATATAGTGGCATATCAGACTTAAATATAGCTAGTTCATGTCTCAAGGCACGTAAACGTGCTGATGAGACTAATGAGCTATTAGAGCGTATTAAGCATGAATTAGATCATAACTATCAATTACTAACTATGTCAATGCTTGAATGGGTTAACTTTTGTACATTGACCAGTAATAACAACAAGGAGCAAAATAATGAGCAAGATTAAATGGGTAGGAGTGCAATCCTCCGCTATGGCTGCGGTTGCCTACGATTATGAAACACACACATTATTTGTACTATTCACCAACGGAAAGATATATCCATATGCAGGTGTAGGCAAATCATTGTATGAACGATTATTAACAGCAGACAGTATTGGGCGCTATTTCTTAGAACATATTAAGCCGCTCGAACAACATGACAAGGAGAATAGAGTATGACTAGGTCACAATTTATCAAAGGTATGACTAAGATTAAGTGTAACAAAGAGTGGGAAGAAGCAGGACCGTACACATGTAATGATTTATTTGTCCATCTTGGGTGGAAAACAGAACAAGCTTATAGAAATCTGTTCTGTAAGCATCCACCAAGTGATGCTTATTATGATGTCGGGCGTATACCTGTGGGTTTTGGATTTAGTGAATACACTCAACAAGAGATAATTAAATCAGTGAGAGTAACAGCATTAACTATATTTGAACAAGAAGTATTAGCCACTAAGGCATACAAGGGATTTTAGAATGCAAAAACTAACTAGACAACACTTTAAGCTTATTGCAGATGCGTTTAATAAGACTAGACCGCAAGGAGGACAATACAAATCCCAGTGGTTACTAGATATAGAAGCAATTGCAGATGCATTAGAACAAACAAACCCAGGTTTTGATAAAGAACGCTTTATACAAGCCTGTAAGGGTGAATAATAAGGAGCATGGCTAACCATTTGAGGGTTCAGTGATAATGATTAACCATTGATAATTTTATGAACAGTAAACCACTTATATTAGTAGTAGATGATGATAAAGACATCTTGCAATGTGTGGCAGACTTCTTAGATTTCGAGGGTTATGACGTTATCACTGCTGAAGATGGAATCTATGCATGGGAAATGTTAACTTTGCAGGGTAGAAGACCAGCACTACTATTAACAGATATCATGATGCCTATAATGAATGGCTTTGAGCTAGTAAAACGTATTAGAGCACATGATGAATTAAAGACCCTGCCTGTGATCTGTTTCACAGCATCTAGAACCATTAAAGAGCGTCTAGGTGGATGTGAGGCAGTACAAAAACCCTTTGATATTGAAGAGATATCTAGGGTGATTAAAGACCTATTAACACACAACAAGGAGCAATTATGCGACGGCACCCAGAACTTGCCCATAAAGCAAGCCAAGACCCATCAGTGGCAGCTATGAGACATAAAGCCATTGATAAAGTAACAGCCGCCCATATCGCTGTTGATCTATTGACTAAAGATATGGACCCGGTGAAAGAATTAGAACACGAAGAGAGAGCCATGGAATTGATGGAAGATGCAGTCTATGAGTTCAGTAAATACCTTAAGTACAAACTTAAGCGTTATGAACTCTTCTTAAGTGAACGAGAGTTCACACAACGAAGCTCTATTGAGCAAGGTAATAAATTAATATCGGCTGCCAGAGCGTTAGCCAAAGAGAGAGGTTTAGAATGAATAGTGTATTAAAGAGTGTAATGGTGCTTATGTTTTTTTGTGTGGCTGGTGTCAGTCATGGACAAGTGATTGTATCGCCTGCACCAGTGAGTTGTATTACTCACTGCAGTAATGTGAATCCTAATAGTTGTTGGACTAGTTGTCACTAAGGAGCTAGCAATGGCACAAGTAAATAATCCAAGACAATGCGCTGTATGTGGTCATGTGTTCTATCCTTCCGTAGCTAAGTCACTGGATACCTGTAGCCCAGACTGCAAAAAAGAATGGGAAGGTGTAATGGATTACATAGCTGATCGCATAGAGGAACAGCTTGAGAAAGATAGAAACGATACACCAAATGATGATCAAATACACGATAGGGAGCAATGATATGACTGATGATGAAAAGGTACACGAAGAAGCAACCAAGAAGCTACTATTTGAATTTATAGATAGCTTAGACGATATGAATCGTCTCTCTGGTCGAGGTGGGAAGATAACTGCTAAGATACAGATGGATGAACTCATCTATTCAATAACGATAGATGTGAACACACTGGAAGAGGAGGGAGATTATAGTTTAAACTAATAAAATAACCTTAGTTAAGATGCGATAAGAAGGGAGCTGTAATGGCTCCCTTTTTTAAGTACCTGAACCCCTGCTACCAATAGGTAGCTGCAGCGTTGGGCTACGTCCCTACGCCGGTCATCATTAATTGATTGCTATTACCAGCCTCTGGTTCAAATGTCAAAGTCCTAGAATACTCTACCCATGGTACGTTATCCGTAGCAGTACCATCCACTAGTGTAAGATCAGTGGCACCAGTATCGCCTATTCTAAAGCTATTAGTATATGAAACAGTGCTATTCTTTTGATAACCTAGTTCAATAAAGACTCTATCACCGGCTTGAGTAGTAAATGTATAAGGCATAGCACTGGCTGTTCTAGCCTTAGAAACTAATGTAGTAGCTGTTTCCGTAGCACCATAATATCCACCATTCCATGAAGCACCTATTGACTCTACCCAGAAGTTAAGCCCAAAGAATACAAAACAATTAGCCAGTGCATTACTCTCTTGGGTCCTAATGACGTATGACAATGTGTCAGTGTTAGCCATTGTTTGACCGGGTGTAAGAGGTGCTGACCACCATTGTCTCATCAATATGTCATGACCACTTGTACCGCCGATAGTGTGAGTGATAGTAGTCATAGCTGTGCTAGTTTTAGTAGTATAAGTAGGCAGTGCTACTGCCGAACCATCCACTACTTCCCACCTACTAGTGGCTCCAGAGTTAAGGGCTTTAGGACTAACACCTGATGATGGCAAGTAAAAACGTGTAGCCATTTAAATACCACATCCTGTCATCATGAGTTGATTATTGGGCCCACTGGCAGCTTCAGTGATAGTTATATTAAGATTAGTAAACTCTATCCAAGGTACATCATCAGCAACCGTAGTATCATTTTCCGCTAGATCAGTAGCACCTGTAGTACCTACTCTACAAGTCATAGTAGTACTAGTGGTGGAGGTTTTATCAAAGCCTATACCTATTACTAGAAAGTCTCCAACAACATTAGTATAGCCGTTAAATAACGTAGGAGTAGCAGCACTAAAGAATCTAGATTGAAGAGAAGTGTTCATCTCTAATGCATCTGTTAAATGCTCTTGTGCTCTAAAAGTAGTACCAGACATTATAGATACTGAAACATACATAAAAGCATTAGCTGTAGTAGCACTCTCAGCACACCTGATAGACCATTTATAAGGTGCATTAGTGCTATTCCACGTATGAGTACTACTTAATACTCCTATCCATTGTCCCCAGCAATGATCTTGTCCAGATGTACCAGCTACTGTATAGGACAGTGTAGCCATAGCAGTACCATTCTTAGTTGAAGACAATGGATAGTTAGCAAAAGTACCAGAGATAGTATCCCATGGACCTGTATGAAGTATAGGGTCTACTACTTCTGTAGGACTTGTACCACTGCTAGGTAGATAGAACCTAGTCGCCACACTACACCAATACCGTCACACCGATAACAGACTGTAAGCTAATGTGCAAGTCATCTAGCTTATTCCGTCTCTTCATCTCTTGCTTAACTAGCTCTTGTGCGTAAGCCAGCGTAGTGTCTTCATTCATAGGAATGTGATACTCCTCGCCATTACTGAACACCCCTACGATAGTGATGTTACCTGCGTTCTGGTTAATTGCTGTTACTGAAAATCCTGTAATTTTAGCCACGTGAAGCCTCCTTAGCTGCTAGATCAATGATATTAGGGTCATTAGTTGATATCATTATCTCATATAGTAATCGTTGTAATTCTTCTATCTTGTCTTGAAGCTCTTTAGTATCTTCAACATAATCTTCATAAGAAACCCATTTAGTAGTGCCGTCAGTTTTAGTAAAAGGCATATTATGCTCCGTAGATAATTTGGTTTATTTCGTGTTGTCTAAGGGTTGAATGGTCATACTCCAGTTGCGTAAACTGTCCAAGCCAATCCTTTTTAGAGACTCTAAGATGTCCGCGCACCTTTGTATACTCGAATTGAGTGATATTAGGATGTCCTTGCACGATACGAATGGTGAGCATTGCGTCAACGCTTTGATTAATTGCAGCTCCTCCACGAGCATCTGAACCATCGAGCTTATTAGTAACTTCTCTTCCTTTGTCATATTGTTTCTGCTTTTGTTTAGGTTGAATAATCATAACTATACACAATTCTGGGAGTTCTTTCACTAACTTTTTGAAGGCGTAACAAATTTCTTTAAGCATTTGCACGTCTTTTTCATCTGGCACCAGTAGTTGTAGGTAGTCAATAAAAACACATTTAACATCATGTACGTAATAGCACTCACGGCACCAATCAATAATCGCAGTGTGCGAATCCTCTCCATCATAAAGCTGTATCCTTTGTAACTGTGGTTTAATGGCTTCTACTTCTTCCGGTGCAAAGCTTCCTGTACCCGGATTTCGTCCCACTAGTGTAGAGGCTATTTTTGGAGCCACTTCATTGATAGGGTGTTCCTCAAGAGAGCAAATACCAACATTAATACCAGCAATGGCATTGTTACAAGCAGTATTAATGATAAAAGTAGTTTTACCAGTGCCCGCTTCTGCGAGGACTCCAATAAACATACCGCCACCAATTCCTTTAGTGAATGAATCGAGTCGTGGATATCCCCATGATAGTCGTTTCTTGTTGGTTTTTTCCAGTGAGGTGAGGAAGTCATTTAGTGCATCTCCTGCGTTTTTAGATTTAATGTCAGTGGCTAGACTTACGGATACTTTAAGTGCGTTGATGATATCCGCTCTAGTTCCACCTGCTTTAAGCATGTCGTTGGGGTCTTTGGCTGTCCAAGTGATGCGTTTACAACGATATCGTCCAAGAGTAGCAGCAGCCTTCTCAGCTCCGCTTTCTCCTGCGCTGTCCATGTCGTAGCCAAGATAGATTGAGCGCACGTTTCTAAGGAGTTCAAGACCTTTGTCTTTTCCTGCCCCAAGAGTTGCGCATACAGGGATTCCAAACTGCCCAAGGGTGAGTGCATCTACTTCTCCTTCTACGATTACTATTTTGTCTTTTTTAAGGTCTTTGGGGTCGAGCAGATACAAGTCTGGAACTTGTCCTTTAACCCACTGGTCACCATTATCTGAACGATATTTAGCCCCAATGATACTATGATTACTGTCGTGAAAAGGGAATACCACTGACCGTGTACTCTTATCATAACCAATTCCTTGTTTAAGTACGTATTGAGGGTCTAGGCAGCGACTTGCTGCCCACTCTATTACTTCCGCTTTGTTAGTAGCGGAATGAAGAATAGCCTGCCGGTCCTCTTCTGTTAATTCTTTAGATCGTTTAGGTGGTGCAGAGGGTGTGAATTCGACATCGGGGACGATGTGTCGCACATGTCCTTTGGTTCCGCATGCTGCGGACCAGCAATGGTAGGCTCCAGTGTGAATGTTAATACTAAGATTGTTACTGTGACAATTAGGGCACTCAGTGTAAACGTTATCTTGCTCTTTCTGCTCATAATGCATTCCTTTGCTTTCTAGCATTTCGACTACTGTCATTTGTACTCCTTGTTTCTAGTACGGAAAGAGAATATACTGGAAAGCAACTTAAAGCAAGCTTAATTTGTATGCGCCTAACGCTTATGCTACCGGCGCGGCTATTTGGTACTAGGTATATGGCGGTAAAAAGAAAGAAAACAGGGACAAGCCCTTAAAAGAAAGAAAAACATGTTTAATATTGTAGCATACATTTAAGTACATGTCAATAGCTATCAAGTACTGAATATTATTAGAATTACGTCATTATTTACTTGCATATTTATATTGTAATAATTAAAAATAGTGTTATGAT